TCGGTCTTGTAAGCCTCTGCACGGTTCTTGTACTGGTCGCATGAGGTACATGTTCCGGTCTTTACGTTGCAAGTCTCGTATTCGGTGCAGGAATAGCAGATTGATGTGATTCCCTCCGGATGCGGTGTCTCATAATCGTCGCCCGCTCTCACTTCCGGCGGGTTCGTGCCGATTTCTGTCTCTGTGTCGGATTCTGACACCTGCTGCCCTGCTGCCTTTTCTGCTTTCATGTCTTTCACATCTTTGTGTGTGAGTTCTCCGGTCTCTGTGAATTTTCCCAGTGCCTCCCGCTGCTCGTCTGCTGTCATACCGCTCAATTCATAAGCTGCGGAAAATGTGAGGCGTTCTCCCTTGAGTTCCTCTTTCCATTCCGGAATCAGATTATTGTTGACTGCCTCAATTTGTGCAATCTTTGTTTTGCTCACATGCAGCATTGAGGAAATCACATCCCTCAATCGTCCGGATTGCAGGTCATATCCCTTGATTTTCTTTCCCGCTGCTTTCATGCGTTCAAGAGATGTCTTGAGGCGTGTTTCCTCCTCAATCATGTCGGAGGTTGTCTTTGTACGGTATGCGTTCGCAATTATGATTTCAACCTGCTCCTCGTCGTTATCCTGCGGCGTTGTCAATTTACTGGTTGCAAGTTCAAATTCTTTATATCCCTTTGATACAAGGTACTTGAGAGCCTCCCACCGTCTTTCACCTGCTACGATTCTATATTCGCCCTTGTCGCATGGTGCATATACAAGTTCAAGGTTCTGTTTCAATCCATACATGAGGATGTCTCCTGCCAGTTCCTCAATCTGCTCTACACTGTAAAAATTCATATCGTTCCGGTACATCTTAAAAATTGAGATGTCCTTTGTCCGGAATCTCGCTCTCGGAGATTCATCAATCCCCGCTTTGCTGTTCTTGTTGAGTGCGTCTTTCACGCTGAATCCTGCTGCCATCTGTTCAACCTCCTGTTATTACTCTGTGAGTTTCTGTTTCTTTGTCTCTGTACGTTCGACGTTGATTTCACCCTTTGCATTCTGTGAAATTGATGCTTTGACCCCCCCCTCGGAGGTTCAATGTGACTTTCGCAAGTCCTCCGGTGTAAATCTCCTCGACTGCTGCCTTTAAGATGTTCACGATGCCCTCACCGCATCTCTTGTCCGGTGTTGCGTTCTCTCCAAACAAGGCAGACACATTCATCATTGCCTTTTCTTTCCTCTGTTTCTCTTTCTGATACTCGACCGCCTCTGTGCAGTTACATGTCATTGTTGCCTGTTCCTCTGCTTGTGCTGCTGTCAGTTTTTCATCTGCCTCAATCTGCGTCATCTGACCGCAGAATCTACATTTTGCTGTTTTCACAATATTTCCCATGTCTATTCCTCCTTTTCTTTCTTCTCAAGTTCCTCTTTTCCCAGTCTTATGAAATCGTGCAAATCCTTCAATCTTCTGTTATATGTTTCAAGTGCCTTTTTTGCGTTGTCATATTGCCATTTCAGAAAAGTATGTCGTTCTGTTCCGTCTTTTTCTTTCAATTCCTTTTCCGCTTTTTCAATAGCCTCTCTCAAATCTCCGCTGAACTTGAATGTTGTTCCGTCTTTTTTATGTACTGCTCTCATTCCTGCCATCCGAATCAACCTCCCATCTCGTGACGGTCTCCTATTGCCATCGGGTCAATCATGTATGAGCGACGCAGTTCCGAATCTGATAACTTTTTCTTTATGTCACGAATCTCTTTCTCTTTTTCTTTTATAATCTTTTCCTTTTCTTTGATTGTTTTCTCTGCCTCTTTCAAACGTTTCACGACACCTGCTGCCGGACAAGAATCCTCAAGGTCGCATTTTTCGTCTGTCATATATACCTCGCACATTTCGCATATATTTTTCTCCTGTTTTCCTCCCTTTGACTGCTGCCCTCTTGGTATAATCAACGGAATCGTTTTGAGTTCCTCTGTTGACATCTCGCTGATTGCATAATGAACATCGCTCTTTGTTTCGTCTATAAACTCGGCAATCAGTTTCCGTAGTACATTTTCATTTATTACAATTTTCACTGTTCCTGTTGCTTTTTTGATTAGTTCATCAAGTTCCTCGTCTGATATTTCATCCGGAGAATCGTCGATTTTCTTTATTTCCTTTTCGTATTCCTCTGTTTCAATATCTGCAACGATTCCTTTTAATGTTTCTCTTAAACTGTTGTACCATTGTTCACGCTCTCTCAACTCGTCAAGCGTTTCTATGCTTATGGTTGCTGTTCCGTCAATTTTCTTCATGTCTATCCCTCCATTTCCTTGAGTAATTCATGCACCACGCATCTATAATCTTGAGACACGATTCCTCTCTTTGAAAATTTCGGGAGCGGAATCATCGCCGTTGTTGATTTTTCTGCAACGATGGAACGACGAATCGGTGTGACGAACATGTCAAATCCGGATTCTGTTTTCAACCATTCCTCTACCTCAAGAGAGGTCTTGTTTTTCTGTCGCATTGTCATGAGTGCCTTGATTCTCAAATCCGGATTGATGTCTCTCAAATCCTCAATCTGTTCCTCAAGGTTCTGCAATGCCTCGATTTCATATCCTCCGACCTTTACCGGAGCGATGACGAGTTCTGCTGCAATCAGAATGTTGATGACGACCATGTCAAGCAAGCGACCACAATCACAAATGCAATAATCGTATGCGTCAGATACTTCCTCCAATGCCTCACGCATCCTTGTGACTTGATTGTCCTCTGACTTGAGCAGCAGATTCATGTCGGTTTTCATGAGATAGCCATTCGCCGGAATGATGTCAATGTGTGAATAGTCGGTCGGTCGAATCAAATCGCCCGTTTTATATGTACCTCCGACACATTCATGTTTCTCAAGCAGTTCACTCATGCCGATTCCGTCCGGTTCATATACCCCGAACGTCTTTGATGTGTCTCCCTGTGGGTCTCCATCTAACACAAGCACTCTTTTTCCCTGCTCCTCGCCCAACATATAGGCGATTGAATCGGATGTCGTTGTTTTCCCGATTCCTCCTTTTGGTGACATTACTGCAATAATTTTCATGTCTTTTCCTCCTGTTTTCCTGTTATTGTCCTGTTATAAATAAATTGTGTAATACAGTTTCATTTGCAATTCTTGAAACTTGAAATCCGGCGTTTCGTCCGGTCGTAATGGTGACATGAGGTTCAATTCTTTCCACTTCCTGTGAGTAATCTCCGGAACTGCTCTGAATTTCACGACCGTGTCGTTTTTGTGTTGCTCATAGAGTGTGCAGTTCGTGTGACCGACCTCCGGTGCAAATAATGTAAGATAGCCGACGAACATCTCCTCGCCTCCCTTGATGATTCGCAGCATGTCCGCACTCTCTAATGTGTTGAGTAAATCCGCAAGCGTCATGACCTGCCTCCCTTGACTTTCCCATCCTTGAGGATGCTGTTGTTCGGGATGCTCATGTTCAAATTCCTCTCCATGTGCAACGCATCCGATAGATTCAAATATTCCTCAATGACTTTGATTGCCTCCTCTGCTGAATAGCAGGTTGCGACGAAATGTCCTGCTGCTGCCATGTCTGCAAGGAACTCTTTTTGCGTGTCCTGCTGCCTGTTGTTACCGAATTTCATTTCAACGAACAATCCGCAGTATGAGCCTTTCGGATATGGGAGGCACAAATCAGAAACACCCGCCTTGACACCCATCTGCTTGAATTTGACTGCCTCCTGCTTGTTTCTGCTGCCTCCGTTCGGTACATGGAACAACCATCTCAATTCCGGATAACGGTTCATGTTCCAATTCGCCCACGACACAACATTGATTTGCTCTGTGTCCTCACTTCTCATTGCATATTTCATGTTCATTTGCCTTTGTCCTCCTGTCTGCATGTGTCATAATATTCGCAGAACAAACAAATGTGTCTGCAATCCTTGACCTTGAACATCCATGTGAACCGTTGCAGCTTGTACCGCAGTATGTACCCGATTTGTGCAATGTACGGATGTTTCTGTCTGTATGTTTTCATTCGTCCTGCTCCTCCATTTCTAAAATCATAAAAGCATGTATGAAAATGCTCTTGTGTTTCCTGCCGAACTGGTCTTTTGCCGGAGGCACTTCATGCATGTTCTCAATCGTTCTCTTTGCCTCCCGCCATCGGCGTGTTTTCCCGTCTCTCGAAATCGGTTTGAAATGTACCTTGACCGTTCCCTTGACGACGGAAAACTGGTCTCTGTCTACCCGCAGGATGTCATTGAATCCCGCTGCCTTGACTGCTGCCTCTGCTTTTCGGAAATACCTCTCTTTCGATTCCGGTTTCCAGTCAAACCTCATTTCCCGACCACCTCCTCAATCTCTTTCATTCTCTGCATGATTGCCGTGTTGTATGAATAGACATACACGCCGTTGTTCCACAAATGTTCCCTTGCACCTCTTTCACCGTAGTTGTACGCTGCAAGTGCATCCTGCACCGTTCCGTATTTCTTGAGGAGATACGAGAGGAAATCAATCCCGACTTTCACATTCTGATATGGGTTCATGAGGTCGGTGCAGTTCAATTTCTGCATCCGGTCGGTGTGCCATTTCTCATATATCTGCATATATCCCTTTGAGTTCCCGTTGTCTCCGGTCTTGTCGAACTCATATCCGGATTCATACTCTATGATTGCCAATATAAGGGCATACGGAACATCGTTTTGCTTGCATAGACATCTTGTGTATATCTGCATTTTCTCCGGAAAATAGCCTTTGTCTGCATACTTCTCCGGCAGGTCGTAGAACACGAATCCCTCAAGGTCATCACTCCCCCAGTCCTCGGACATGGTGTCAAAAACCTTGTATTTGTCCTCGATACTCTCTGTCATCTGTGTCATTGTCTCCGGATTCTGTATCACTTCCGCTTGCGTTGTCTCCGGTTTTTCCTCCTGCTGCTCCGGTTCTTTAACATTGAACAATATCACACAAAATCCTGTCAGCAATACCGCAATCAATGCGATGTGAAACGCATTATACAAACCTGCTCTTTTCAATGCCCGTCTTATCCGTCTTATTCGTCTTATTCGTCTTTTCACCTGTCGACCTCCTTTTCCGCATTCGTGCATGTATATAAAACATGCAGTTAAAATCGTTGTAGTACACTTTTGCATTCGTGAAATCCATGTCTGGATACCACTTTTTCAGTATCTCCGGAATGGAATCCCTGTCCTTGACCATCTCGTCAACGAATGAGCCTATTTTTTTATAACTGCCTCCTGCTGCCGGACGTTTGGAATGAACGACCTTGATTCGTGGGTCTCTCAATCCCTGTGAACTGTTCCATCTCTTTTCTGACGGAACACGGTTCTTTTCTTCAACGATATAGTTCGCCATGCCGGACAAACCGTTTTCGTCTGTCTGCAACCTGCGAACCTCATTCCTGCTTGACTGTTTCCAACAGGATTCAACCGTCTCCATGTCTAACGCACCATCCATGACAATGTGATGATGCCATCTGATTTCCGCATCCGGATTGTATGCGGTCACATAGACATATTTTGCATTCGGGAGACCTCTCTTTTTCCTCTGATAGTTGATGCGTCGGATGTACTTTTGCACATTCTTGATTGCTGCATCCACATCCCCGTCCGG